TAAAGTACAAGTAGTCTCAAATGCACTAATGATGCTTGGTAAGCGCCCAATCATTACGTTAGACAATCAAGATGCGCTCACAACCGCAGCAGAGCAAATGTTTGATTTTAATTTGCCATCTGTGTTGTCAACCGGCTTTTGGCGCTTTGCAACAACCATTATCGAACTCTCGCTAACTGTGCCAGCACCCGTGGGTGGCTATTGGAATTATGCCTATGAGATTCCGCCAAACTATTTAAAGCTTGTACATCTATGGCCGCAAATGTATGACTACGAAGTTTACGAAAACTATAAGCTTTATAGTAACTTTAACAATCAAGGCCAACCACTGTTTATGGAATACATTTTCATGCCAGTGTTGCAAAACTTCCCAGATTACTTTTGGTACTTTTTTGCCGTTGACTTGGCGCTCTCATTAACGCTAACCAACGCACAGTCTGTCCAATACCAACAAGCCTTATTACCTGAGCGCGAAAAGCGTTGGGGTATGGCGTTAGCTGCGGATGCGCAAAACAGACCAAACACACCACTACAAAATGCGCCAATGATTTCCAAGCGTTACATATCAACCTTTGCAGGTGGCTAATGGAAGTTAAGTATGATCAGGCCAACTTCACGCTCGGGGAAATAGACCCCAAAACACAACAGCGTACCGACTGGGAGGGCTACTACAAAGCCCTTAAGTTTCTGCGCAATGGGCTTGTGATTCCACAGGGCGGCTTTACCGGGCGCTGGGGCAGCAAGTATGTAACCAATCTTACATTGACAGATGCCAACAGACCGCTAGAGGCTGAAATAAGTGTCTTAATATACGATGATAATTCCACCTATCTTTTAGTGTGGCAAGATTTAACGCTGCAAATATATCTTGAAAATATATTAGTAGAAGATGCTATTGTCTCACCCTACACTGCCGAAGATATTGAGAACATACGCCCAACGCAAATACAAGATAGGTTAATCATAGCATCTAGTCGTATCAGGCCGTATCAATTAGTGCGCTCTGCCAATGCACCAAATACAATCTCTGGCGTTGACACGGTTAACAATTTTCTACAGCTCACAACACCAATTGACGTCCAGGTTGTGTACCCTGTCATCTTTACAACAACAGGCACACTGCCTGTGACAAATCCTGCAATTTATGTGGGCGTTACATATTTTATTAAAGCCGAGACCACTACAAATGTTAGAGTTTATAGTACAGCACAAGATGCTGCTGCCGGAATCAATTATTATACTGTTATCTCTGGCGGCGCTGGCGTTAATACTTTGTCACTACAAAACACCTGGACGCTTAGTCCGATTAATTTTAAATTTTATCCAGCTTATGATTTTAGCGGCGGTTACGATGCAATTACTTTTACGCCTAGCGCAACAACCGGTAACATAACACTAACTGCGAGCGCTGCAATATTTACACCCGCGATGATTGGTGGATTATTTACCGGCAATGGTGGCGTGATGCGAATCACCGGCTTTTCAAGCACAACCTCTGTGACGGGCTTTACCGTGGATGACTTTACATCCACCGACCCAATCCCTGGCAACCTGGCCTTCCTGGGTGAACCTGCGTGGTCTGATTTGCGGGGGTGGCCCGCCCTTGCCTCTAGCTACCAATCACGCAGTGTATTTGCGCGCACGGTCTCAATTCCAAACGGTCGCTGGTTGTCGGTAGTCAACGATGTCTATAATTTTGATGACTCGATGAAACTAGATGATGATGCCATATCCAATTATCCAAATGGCTCGGGTGTGGGCTTTATACAAGCGCTAACATCAGCGCGCACATTGGTTGTACACACTAACACTAACACCCAGTCAAGCCCGGTGTTAAATGAAGTGCCAATCACACCCACGAACGCCACCTTCCCGGAGCAATCAAAGTTTGGCGCAATTCCAATTCAACCTATATTTTTAGACAATCAGATTATATTTGTAGATAAAGCTTATAACGTAATTAATATGATTTGGGAGATAACCCAATCCGCATTTGTTACAAACAGTATATCGGTTCCCTCTAGCAATCTTATAAGACAAGTAATTGATATGGCAGCCTTTGCACAACCAACTGCAACAGATGGCTTCTATGCCCTCTTTATCAATTCCGATGGCACGATGGCGGTGTTTCAAAGCTTACTAGAGCAAAACGTCAAGGGCTGGTCTTTGATGGACACAAAGACGCAGCAAGTGATCGACACTAACTCCAATGGTTTAGATATTCCATCATCATTTGTAAGGGTGACTACCGGTAATGACAGGTGTTGGATATTGGTGGTTCGTGAAGTTGCAGCACAACTTCCAGCAGTTGCAATCACCGGCTTTAGTTCAGTTGCCAATACACTAACAGCAGTTGCCCACGGTATATCGTTAACGCAGTCAACGCTAGTGTCATTTGCAACAATTGGTACATTGCCAACAACCAGCCCACAGATTAACACTACCCAATATTGGTTTGGCCGGGGTGTGGATGCAAATACTATTGCACTCTACACCAACAAGGTGGACGCTGATGCAGACACCAATCGAATCTTAATATCATCTGCGGGCGTATCTAGCACAGTTAGTGGTTGGCCATTTTTCAAAAATATATATCTTGAAGAGGTGAGTTTTGACTTTCGACAGGATTGTGTGGAGGTTAAAACATTTAGCGTGCCAACAACTGTAATTACCGGGCTTGAGTATTTGAACGGTTGCGTGGTTAAGGTTGTGGCCGATGGCTATGTGCTAACTGATAAGGTTGTTTTTAACGGCTCCATCACACTTGAGATTGGGGCGCTGGAAGTTATAGTTGGCACACAGTTTATCGTCAAGGGTGTACCTCTTCCTGTGTCAGTTCCCGGTGTCATGGGGGTGTTATACAGCCCCACCCACATCCGGGCAATGTACATAGCGTACGTGGATTCAATTGGGGTGACAATCCAGGGTGGCAACATTCCAACAATTGACATGCAAGAGGTGGTGCTAGATGAAGTGCCGCAGCCAAAGACGGGGGTGTATTTATATACGCCAATGGAAGGATGGGACAGCTTTAGCTATGATTTAGAGATTATACAAGCAAACCCGCTCCCAATTACGATTGCGGCGTTTTCGTACAAGATGGAGACCTAGTATGGCGTTCCCATATTTATTATTAGCGACCCAAGCTGCCGGTATCGGCCTAAATCTATATGCCAATAAACAGCAAAACAAGATTGAGGGCCTGGGCTACAAACTAGAAGAAGGGCAGCTTAACTTGCGCATGCAACAAGAGTTATTAGTTGCATCCCAGCAACAGCTTGGAGACTTAACGCGCCTACAAGAAAACATGGCAACCCAACGGGCAGTGTTTGCCGCTCGTGGCACCAATGCGGGTCAAGGTTCGGCTCGCACCATCATGGAAGCATCCGGTCGTGCCTACAGAGAAGATGAGCGCGCCCGCAAATTAAACACTGACTTTAGACGCAATTACATTGACAGCCTAAAACGCTTACAGCGCATCGAGCATGCCGGGCTTAAGTCCAACCGGGCTGCCAAACAACTACAGTCTGGGCTAAACATGTTTTCATTTAACGAAATATTTGGTGGCAATAAGATGCCAGAAAAGACAGTGAGTAAAAATCTATAATGGCAGATTTACCAGAATACCAACGCAGCACCCAGATTGAAGTTGGCGAGACCGCAACGGGCTTTGCACGCGCCACCAAGGGGCTATCAGACTCGTACAACATATGGTCAGACCTGGGCATAGAGGTTGCACAAAATGCAGCCAGCCAGCGCTCGCGCGAGCTTGGGCGCGAAGCAGGGAACGTCCCTGGGCGCACTTTGATACCGGCGTTCACTAAATCTGATGCCGAATTTAACAAAGCCTACCACGAGCAAGAATACAATATCGCTTTACAAAATGGCACCAATGTTATTAATAAGGCGGCATTTGAAGCTTTTAAAAACCCAAGCGCCCAATCAGTTGCCGCATATGAAAAGTTTGTCACACAATATATGCAAGAGAATATGCCGACCTTAACTCGTGAGACTGCATACGCTCTAAAGCCAGCACTTGAACAATCGTTTTTAGCCTCCAAATATAAACTAGAGGAAGAAGTATTTAAGCGCGCCCTAACATTCCAGAAAGAAACATTCCAACAGTCGATTAACTCTGGCATCAAGAACGCGACCGACTTAATTGCCAATGGGGATGAAGCCGGGGGTGACGAGGCCGTTAGCAAGGTTAAAGGCTCTTTAAACTCTGACTTTGGGCGCACGAACTATTCAGAGGGCGCACGGAAAGAAATTCTAACCGAAGTTGATAAGCAGGTCATTGGCGCCAAATCTCGCGCTCAAATGAACCAGGCAATTGAGAGTGGCAGCGCAGAGCAAGTATTAAAAGATGCGGCCAATCTTCCGCCAACCGCTGACAATCTAGTGCGTATGCAATCTTTATATGGGGCATACAGTCAATATTCAAGTATGGTTAACGCCAATGATTCAATTGTCACAAATAACTATACCAAAAAGTTAGTCGAGGGCAGCCTAACACCAACTGACATGATTACCGCCAAGGAGGATTTGTCAGCGTCTGGTTACTCGAAGTTCGAGGTAACAGTTGCCAAATGGCTGGCACAAAATACAAAAGACAATAGCGCAATTGAATATTTTAATAAAAACTTTAACAATTCAATTGCCCTTGCCAATATGACACCAGATGAAATTAACACCGGCTTTAATGCTCGTGTCAAAGCCCTCAGCGGGGGCGGCACTCCCAACTTGGCAGACGAGGCCGTGGTTGCGCGCGAAGTGCAAGCCACGGTGCCATACTTTAATAACAAGCTAAAGGCTGGCATTAACAGTAACGATGCTCAGGTTGCCGTGCAATCGGCGCAATTGTTTAGGTCGTTACTGCAAGACAATCCGTTGTCAGTTGATGGCATCGACAGTAAAACAGCCATGAAAGCCCAAATAATTAACGACCAGTTAGCAGCCAATGCCACCCCATTGGAAGCATGGGAGCATGCAACCAAGAATGTTGACAACCTAAAACCCGAAGACATTAAACGTCGTGAAGAAATGTTCGAAGAAGAGCTTAAGACAAACGGCAAGAAGTCAACGTCCGATCAACTAGCATGGGCACAAACACAAGCGGGCTTTAATGGCTACCAAGTACCGCCAAGCATAGCTTCTGATTTCCTTAACGCCATGAAGCGCAACTACGTTGCCAGCGGCGATTGGGCGGCATCTGAAAAGCTGGCCACACAAGTTATTCAAAGTCTATACGGCTTTACCAATGTTAATGGCCAAAAGATGGTTACATATTTGCCAATTGAAAAAACCTGGCCAAATGGCAATAACGAAACCTATATACAAAATGTTTTGGTAGATAAACTCGAGCGCTTGTTCATTGAGCAAAAGCAGTCGTTTGATGATCCAGATTCAACAACCGGTTTTTACTTTAAATTTCCAGATGGCATAATTAAACCACAGGGCAACATATTATCTGATAAGCGTATTGCCAGCAACGAAATTGTAAAAGTTAAAGTGCCTGTGCCAGAAGGCTTTAACGCGGTGTGGCTCGGCGATGAAGGCGAGTTTAAACAGTACTACGTGCCCAAGGTTAACTTTATTCCTGCTATTCGTATTGACGCCGAGGGTAACGAAATACGCGGGCGTATAATTACCTCAAGTGACAAATACACAATGCTTTCGCAAAGCGGGCTACCACCAACTTATGGCGTATTGTTTTTAGCAGATGGCAAGAATCTTCCACAGCAAGTGTTTGACACAGACACATCAGCCGCTAGGTTTATGTTTAATGAAAACGATATGAAACTACTTGATGAGATATCCACACGCGGTGAATCAGAAGCCCAACACAAAGCATATGATGACAGAAAAGCTGCAGACGAACTTCGCGCTAAAATTATAGAGATGCGCGAGGCGCTCGGGGAAGATCAATACTATGACTAAGCGCAAAAAAGGCATCACCCGTAAAGAAGAGCTAGAGGGCCAATCTACAAAGCTTTATGAAACTGACAGCTCAGACGAATTAAACATTGGCTTCTACCCAGATGGAGTGCGCCCAAGCTCGCACCCATCCCTAGTTGGCTCCCATATGACCCCCGTAAACCGCGCACAAGCGCCAATGGTGCCCGATGCTCCAACCACCGGGCAAACATGGAGCGCGAACTTTAGACAGTTTAACGCCCCTTACCGTGCGATTAAAGCCCTACAAGAAGATGATTTTAATCCGTTCAATAAACGACTAGGTTGGGAAGAAGGCTACGACCCGGTCGAAGAAGGCAAGCTAGATGACGTCCCATCCGAATTTTGGGGCGCCGTTTTATCTGCACCTAACGCAAAGGATGCCGACAAAGTGCGCGCCAAAGTGTTTGATGAAATGGTTGATATAGATATTCGTGAGCGCTCGGGATGGCTATCTAATCTTACATCCACACTGGGTGCATCCATTGCAGACCCCACAATACTATTTCCAGCCGCCCAAACAGTTAAGTATGCGCAGTTTGGACAGGGCATATTAAGAAATGCCGTTCGCACGGGTGCCACATTACTTCCATCAATTGCATTACAAAATACTGTTTTAAGCGGCACTAAGGCCACCGAAGACTTCCAAGACTGGGCATACAATACAATGGCTGAAACATTGTTTGCCAGTGCATTTGGGGGTGCCTTGGGTGCATTTGCAACAAAGGGCGCCAAAGCCGAGCAAAAGGGCATGAAGGCGTTTTTCTCAGCGGTCAAAGATGACATAGAGGTAAAATATGATTTACTTCCTGATGGCTCTGTGGGCAAGCCAATTGCACGCCCACTATATGCGGGTGTTGGTGCTGCCGAAGTGGAGAATGTGCAAGCTATACTTGACAGCATTGCTCCTGCGTATTTTAAAAATAATTGGCTGGCTAACAATATGTTCACCCGATGGGGCGCTCCCGTCATCGAAGGGCTTACCAGCAAATTTTCAGTTTTCAGAGACTTTACCGACAAACTCATGCCACACCCATTTAGAATGGCGCAAGGTGATATAGAAAAGATTGGCATGCCATCGGCGCGTGACTTTGTAAAACTATGGGATGGCAAGCGTGCCCAGGCCCAAGTGTTCACCCACAGCCAGTGGCTAGATTACATTGGCATTAAAGGGGGTGCCAAGAATGTGCGGGCAGCCGCCGGAGAGTGGACCGGCAAGCATATAGCCGAAGCCGAGTTTAACGAAATGGTCACCAAGAGCATTAGGCGCGGTGCAAAGACTGGCATTGACCAAGTTGATAGGGCGGCAGAGCTTTGGCTCAAGGAAGTATACAAGCCATTGTTTGAAGAAGCACAAAAGCGCTTCCCAGGTCTTAAAGGCCAAGAGTTTACAAACATTATCAATTATGTAAACCGAGCGTATGACAAAGAAAAGATTGTACAAGATCCAGAAGGCTTTTTTGGCGATGTTGTAAACTATGTTACTGAAACCAACAACAATGTACGCAAGCTTCGTAACGAGCGCATCCGGCTAAAAAACCAATTGGCGCGCTCACAAAAAGGCATCAAGGCGTTAGACAAGGTTGGCAAGACATCCGAACTACAAGAGGTATCGGCCAAAGCAAAGGCGTTGCGTGCTGAGCGGCGCGAGATTGACGCCAATGTTAAAAAGGCACAAGAGGCACAGAAAGAATATTCCCAATATCAAATCGAAGGTTATATCAAAAAGCGCGAAGCAATCGACAAAGAGCTTGACACCATTTTACAACAACGCGAAAAAATGGTTAACGACTTGCGCAAGATTAATGCCAGCGACGCTGAGATTGCCAAACAACGTGGCATATTACAATTGCAGGAAGTCGAACAACGCAAGGCGCTAGAGTTGTATGACGAAAGAGTGCAAGAGGAAATATTGTCGGGAAAGATAACACCGGACATGCTGCAAGAAAAGATGATTTATAATGCAGACGAGCTAAAGGTGTTAGAAGATTTGGCAAAGCCTGTGAAAGCGGCAGAAGACAAGCTTGCAAAGGCAATTGAAGAGCGTCGCATAGCGTCCGAGCAAGAAGGCTTTGACTTTAACACCAAAGCCAAGCTAGATGAGAAAGTAAAGCGCGCTCGCGAACAACTTAAAAACGAACGCGGTAATTTAAGCGGTAGAATCGAATCAGAAGGTATTGCAGCCAATCTATATCGCAAAACTAAAAAAGGCCAGAATGTATTGGTTAATCCAGATGAATTGCCCAAGCTTCGCCGCACACTAAATGTTCAAGACATCCAGGATGTGGCATCAAGCGTGCGTGACAATGTGCTACAACTAAACGAAGAGCAAATAGCCGGTGCAATCTTTGATGCGGTTAAGGATGGCGGCAACGATATTATGAAGTCGCGCACTCTGTTGTGGAATGATTCATATGCCGAGAAGTGGTTGTTAAATGACATCAACACCTTATCTGGCATATATGTTGACCAATTGTCCAAGCGTACATACTTTCAAGACTTACTACAAAGTTACGGTGCAAAAGATTTTACCGGCATTGCGGGTGAACTTAAATACGAATATGGACTCCTTCGCAAACAAGCGCTCAAGATTACTGATGGAGAGGCGCAAAAGAAAGCACTATCCAAACTAGATGCAGATTTTCGTCGCACCGAAACACAAATGGGCAAGATGTACACAATGTATTTGGGTAACTATGTTGACAGAAGTACGGGGGTGTATCGAACCGTAAATGGCATCAAACAATTTGGCGCTGGGACTTTATTGGGTAATGTTCCAATCTTACAGCTATCTGAATTTTTTACACCTCTTTTAAAATTCATGGTTTCTGAATATGTGGCAGATGGGGTAATACCGGCCATTAACCGCATGAAGTCGGTGATGGCTGGAAAGGCCAAGGATTTAGGCGGCCTTGAAGGTGGATACGTTAGGGGTGCATTTGCAGACCTCGGCTTAGGGCTTAACGTGTCCACGGGTGCGCGTATGCAAGCGTTCTTTGGGTATGGTAGCCAGTACCAACCAAAAACAATTGCCGAGAAGTATACATCCAACTTGGCGTCTCTTTCACAGAGCGTGAACTTATCCAACCTATTATCTGACATGCAAGAAACTATGGTGGCCTTTGCATCGCAATCTAAAACAATTCGTGTATTGAAAAAATATCTAAACGGTGAAGAATTAAACAAACTAGAAATTGGCCGCTTAGATGAGATTAAATTAAACCCTAAAGAGTGGGCGGCGCGCATTACTGAGCAATACAAAAAGCATGGCGAAGATGTGGATGGGGCATTTATTGCAAACTTCCATATGTGGGACGATAGGGCAGCAGCTGACATGTTTAGAATTTCAGTATCCAAGGAAACGCGCGGTATAATCTTGCGCCCTGACTTAGTAGACCAACCCTACGCGTTTAGAGATCCTTTACTTTCGATGGTTACACAATTTACTAGTTGGATTTTTGCAGCTACCCTTAATTATACGGCGCCGGTCTTAACCGACTTTGACACACAGAAAATGGTTGGAATTTTGGCCATGATTGGTTCGGCATCAATGATTGACCCTATTCGCCAGTTGGCCAAGGGTGAAGAGGTAGACCTGAGCCTCCCTGCCATATCAACTTCGGCATTGGCCAATAGTGGGGTGCTTGGGTGGCAGTGGGACGCTTTGCAACGGCTAAACGCTAGAATTGATATGCCAATCTTGAGCAAGTTGCAACCAGACAGATACAAGCGCAAAGCATTTGGTGCGCTAGACTTGGGGCCAGCTTCTGGATTGGCCGACATGGGCAACAACATCATTAGTGCATTAGTTAATGGTGAGATGAACCAAAAAGATGCCCAACGTGCGGCTCGGTTGTTAGTGCCGTTTTCTGGTACATGGTATTTGCGCCAACCAGTTGACAAGATGATTGCACAGTTTGGATTACCAAAGACCAGAAAGGAAGCTGCCGAGAAAAGACAATAGCCAAGGAGGGCTAAGACGTGCCAAACATAATAGTAAACGATATTCTGCCGCGCATACAATATTCTGCGAGCGCTAGCCAAACGGTTTTTACATTTCCGTTTCTAATGTTTTTCCCAACCGACATTAATGTATACAAACGTCTGCCTAATGCAAAGCCCGATGATTTGGTGGATATATTAACTTATAACATTGATTACACTGTTTCAATCAATCCACCACCATTGGTGGGTGGCACAATCACACTCCTTGTGCCAGCGGCAGCCAATGACATTATAACGCTTGTGAGAAACCAACCAGACCAGCGGTTAAACTTTTACATCCAGGGTGGCCCATTCACATCCAGCATGGTGAACTTTGACTTTGACCAAATCATCCTAATGGATCAACAACGCCAAATGTACGATGAAGCGGTGGGGGTACATTACAACCTTAACGCCATCATACAGCCTAATGTTGACAATTATTTGCCCGTGCTACCCCCATCCTCAGTATGGCTTAAAAATGCCGATAATACAGAAATAATCTTTGCAACCTTGCCAGAGTTTCCCGTTGGAAGTCTTGGGGGTGAATTTACTGACAGCAATAGGTTGGTACGCACAGATATATCAACGGGTGAAAATGACATTGCACAAACCAACCTACAGATATTGTCAGATGTTATTAGTTCGGTTGCCGGTGCGTGGGGGCTATCATCCTCAACCGACTTAAATTTCAATGCACCAAATCTAAATCTAAACGGCCAAAGATTTCCCACAGCCGGGGGTGCAATTGGTACAGTACTTAGTATAATTGCGCCAAATGTTTTGGGTTATGTGAATGTTGCCACCACTCCATTTCCAACAACAATTAACACAATACCAAAGTTTATAACGGCTACCGGCTCAATTGCCGATTCTTTGTTTTCTGAAAGCGGTACAGACTTACTGTTACCAGCCGACCCCATTCAAGCGCTCGCTGCTGCAACCAAACAATATGTAGATGCTGCAAGCACCGCTGTACTGTTGCCCACCATTTATGTCTCTAGCACTGGAAGTGACAGCACTGGTGATGGCACAATTGTTAATCCATTTGCAACATATGAGCATGCTAGGCAGTTTGTATTACCAACAGCAAGCGCTCTTAGCCCAAACACAATCGGCATGATCGGTGTGTTTAACATTGTCGGTGATTTAATTCTATCACCCTTCATAAACATATCCGGCATCGGCACCGGCGTTAGCATTGTGAATGTATCCGGGCAAGTGTTGCTAGACGCAAGTTTTGGCACAACAACCGAGCCAATCACGCATGTACAAAACATTGTGTTAAATGCAGCTGGAAATATTAATCTAGTGTTCCCGGCGTTTCAAGATTCAACAATACATTTTGACAATGTCGATTTTAAAGATACGGTGCAATTTGTTGCAACCGGTAGCGGTACAAATATTAATTGCGAACTTGTGCTAATTGAAAACTGTATATCAGTTGTCACACAACCAGCATTTATATTTACAAACATTAGGGGTGCCATTGTAAACTCTAATGTTATTAATACCACATCTATTAATAACTCAGCCGTTACTCAAAACTTTTTCATCTTAACAGCCCCAATTGCAAACATGGGCAATACCCTTATGCAAACAACGAGTACCGGTACAATGTTGGCTGTGTTGCAAGGATGTTTCAATCCGGGTTCGACTGTAACAATTGATGGTACGGGCGTTCAATTTTTAATTGATAGCGCAAGCTATGGAATACTCCCAATATTTTTAAATGGTGCCAGCTTCTCGCAAGTGACACTAGTATCATTGTCAGACGGTGTAGAAGCTAATACGAATTTCACACCCGTGAATTATACGCCGGTTGGAACGTCTGCATATAAAGCTGACAGCGTTACTGGAAATTTGAAAGGCATAGATAATGCACTGGCAATTGTGGCCCCATCAACGTCAGCCGTAATAAAAAGTATAAATCAAACCGCGCATGGATTTACTGTGCAACAATTAATTTATCTAAACGGTTCCGTGTATACATTAGTACTGGCCAATAGCGTTATCACCGCCGAGGCCATAGGCATTGTTACATCAGTAATTGATGCTAATAATTTTATAATTACAACATCTGGTTATTGCAATGGTTTTTCTGGTTTAACTGCCGGAACAGTCATGTGGGCATCAGACGTAACTCCAGGCTTGTTAACAGCCACAATGCCAACGGCAATTGGCTCAATAGAAAAACCAGTCTTTGTCGCCGACTCTACAACATCAGGTTATTTCATAAATTATCGTGGTAATGTAATAACAACCCCTTCACTTGGTAGGTTGTTAAATGTTCAAAGGTTTTTAACCGGTACCGCCGCAACATATACACCAACTGCCGGAACAAATACAGCGTACATACGCATGCTTGGTGGGGGTGGTGGCGGAGGTACTGCTACATCCTCTGGTGGCACACAAATATCTGTCGGCGGTGGTGGTGGCGCCGGTGGTTATCTTGAACATTTATTATTAGGCGTCACAGGCACGTACTTGTACACCATAGGAGGCGGTGGCACATCTGGTGCCGCTGGCACTGCAACTACATTTAGCGGGGGCGCCCTATCAGCTGCCGGTGGTAATCCAGGTGCAAATGGCGTTGGATCAACAACCGTAGCTATAGCGCTAGGTGGATCTGGTGCTGGCGCAACCGGTGGCAGCATTACCAATCAACCTGGTGGCCCGGGAACATTAGGCGTTGCTAATTACCCAAATGGTGTTTATGCCGCAGGATTTGGCGGTAATAGCGCGCTTGGTGGTGGGGCGCCCATAGGTGCCGCCAACCCTTCTGTTGGAGCTTCTGCTACAGCCAATAGTGGTGCTGGGGGCAGCGGCGCCCAAACGTATGGCAATGCCGGTACATTTGCCGGGGGTGCTGGGGGCAGCGGGATACTTATAATCGAAGAATACAGCTAGGAGCACTATTATGACAAATTCAGCTTTCCCCATTCCTAACGCAACCGGCGGGACGGTTACAAGTGTTGGTGTATCTATAAGCCCTGCTGTCGCTGGCTCTGTATCTAACTCGCCCATTGTTGGCGCTGGCACAATTGGACTGCTTATCACTGGTGTTTTTATTCGTATGTTAAATATTGGCAGCGGTATTGCTGGAACATATACACCATCTGCCGGAACCAGAATTATAGTCGTTGAGTGTGTGGGTGCCGGTGGCGCCGGTGGTAGCATTACAGATACTGCCATCCAATCAGCGGGTGGTGGTGGGGGTGCCGGGGGCTATTGTTATAAACTACTTAGCCCACTAGCGGCGTCGTACACCTATACTGTTGCAGGTAGCGCCGCCTCTGGCGCCCCTGGCAACAACCCCGGCAGCTCTGGTACGGCTACAACATTTACCGATGGTGTAACTGTCAATATGTCCGCTGGTGGAGGTGTTGGTGGTGGTGGCAGCGCTGGATTTAATGTTGTATATGGCTGGGCCGGAACCGGGGGCGCTGGTGGCGTCTCCTCTGGTGGTGATTTAAACTTTACAGGTGGGGCAGGATTGCCGGGCATAGTTTCAAATGTGGCGGGAGCGGCCAGTGGCTCTGGTGGTTCTAGCTTTTTCAGTGCTGGCGGCCAATCCAGAATACAGGGGGGCGTGGGCCAGCAAACCGGACTTCCTGGTGTTACTTTTAGTGGATCAGGTGGATCAGGTGGTGCCGCCAATGGCCTGGCCACAAATGATTCCGGGGGTGCCGGGGGCAGTGGCCTAATTCGCATATGGGAATACAGTTGATCTACAAAGGAGAAAACAATGTCCAAGCTAACAACCAAAGAACGCAACTCACTACCTAAGAAAGATTTTGCCATCCCAAGTGAGCGCAAGTATCCAGTAAATGATAGGTCGCACGCAGCCAATGCCAAAAGTAGGGCGGCACAAATGGAAAAACGAGGTATAATATCTAAAGGTACCGAGCGTAAAATTGATGCCAAAGCTAACAAGTTGTTGAACAAGGGTGGGAGGGGTAGATAATGCCATTAAAAAAGGGATCGAGTAAGAGCGTAATTTCATCTAACATTAAGACCGAGATGGAAGCGCGCCCCCAAAAACAAGCTGTTGCGATAGCTTTGTCCAAGGCTGGTAAATCCAATAAAGGGAAAAAGTAATGGTTAAAAAAACAATGTACAAAACACCTGCTGCAAAAAATGCCTTTGACGACGCATTGGATGCCGCAAAAAAAGCTGGTCGAGTTGCCGATAATACAGGCAGTCGACACGAGCACAATGTTATGCCCAAGAACGCTAAGGAGAAACGAAAATGAAGACACCCCTAGTTAACCAAAAGCAACCATTTGGCAATGTGCATAATGTGAACGCACACCCGGGAGATGCCTACCCAGCCCCCACACGAAATCCTTTGGCTGACGGCACACAGGTTATGAACAATGGCGCAACCATGCACCCATCCTTTGCCGACAAGAATCCAAATGCACAGGTGCAGGCGTCCAGAAATGGCCACCAACCCTTTGCGCCCGTTCACGAAAACTTTGGGGAGTTTAAATGAGAGATATAACAACCGACAATCCAGACAAAGCACGCCACTTAAATGGCCCACAGTATTGTAAGGATGTCTACCAGCCAGGCGAAGTAATTGTGGGCATGACTCGCGGTACTGCATCTATGATTGGCAACGAGGCTCGCGGCAATCATAAAACTGTGCTAGAACATAAAGTGGTGGGTGACACCAAACGTACCGAGCGCTATTCAGAAGCTGCGCCCGCACGTAAGGCGTTTTCTACTATGGCCAAGAGCGGATACTACCAAAACCCGAACGCTGCGGGTAATGTGGTATCTAAAAAATTGTACAGTCGTGAAGACAAAGATTTTTAAGGATGAAAAAGTGAAAGAGAAAGCAGAAGCCAAAAAAGCAGAGAAGGTTAAATCAGTCGCCAAGAAAGTTGCTAAAGTTGCAAAGGCTGCCGAAAAAGTGGCTGCTAAAAATACAAGCAAAAAAGCATATGATTAATTACCGTGATGCCCGCACCTACGTTATTATGCCAGCGCTAGATGCCCTAGCGCTTGGCAGCCTTGAAACACTCTTAACTGGCACCCTTGCATACGAATCAGCCGGTGGCACCTATTTGTCACAACCAAATGGCGGCCCAGCGCTTGGCATATTTCAAATGGAAGGAAGTCGTCACGATGAGATTTGGACGCAGTATTTACCCAATGAATCAATGCTAACTAGCCGTTTAATGATTTTATGTGCCATGAGTACCAAGCCCTGCGCCGAAATGCTGCGCACCAACTTACTGTATGCAGCAGCCATGTGTGCCACATTCTACAAATGGCGACTTGAGCAACATCGCCAAGGGATGCCACAGACAGTTGACGAGTGCGCCAAGGTGTGGAAACAATATTACGACACAGCCCCCAAGGGCACCATTGCACATTGGGTGGAAGCATATAATAAATATATGGGCTTTAAAGCCACCAAAAAGGCCGCCAGTGCTTGATTATACACTACCCTACCTATGACCCCAGAGAATATCAAAGCGAGCTGCTACGGGCTTTCTTTGTGGAGCGTTATAGGTATATCTTCTACTTGGTACATCGACGCGCCGGGAAAGATTTAACCTGCTGGAACCTTATGTGGGGCGCGGCTATTGAGCGCATCGGCACCTATTTTTATATGCTGCCCTCACACAAGCAAGCCAAGAAAGTTATATGGAAGGGCATGATAGGCGATGGTACACCATTTCTAAAGATGATCCCCAAAGAACTCATAGCCAGCATTAACGGCACTGACATGTCCATCACCCTCGTTAATGGCTCGATCATCTATGTACTAGGGGGCAGCAACTACGACTCTGTGATGGGCACCAACGCCGTTGGAATCGTGCTATCAGAATATGGTCTACACTCCCCAAGCATTTTTAGTTACCTATCCCCGATGATCTTAGAGAACAACGGCTGGATAATTTGCCAAACAACACCCCGAGGCAAGAATCATGCCTATCATCAATTCCAATCTGCATTAAACAACCCCGCTTGGTTTGTGCGCATGTACACTGTTGCAGATACTAAGAAGCTTGACGGGATGCCCGTAATCACACCCGAGCAAATCGAACAAGAGCGCATGAACGGCATATCCGATGAGATGATACGCCAAGAGTGGTTTTTGGATTGGAACGTGGGTATTCAAGGTGCCTACTTTACAAAAGAAATAGATTTTATGGAATATCAAAAACGCTATGGCGAATTTGAAATCAACACCCATGCGCCGGTGTTTACAGCATGGGACATTGGAGTGTCAGATCCTACGTCAATTATACTGTTTCAATTAAACGGCGATTATGTGGATGTCATCTATTACATTGAAGAGCGCGACCGGGGGGTGGATTACTTCAAGCACAAACTAGATGAAGTTGCGCAAGAGTTAAGTATCCGTTACCGTTACCACTTTGCGCCCCATGACATCATGCAACGTGAGTGGGGCGCAAATGCAAACACGCGAATGATGGCTGCAAGAAACATTGGTATTAATTTTCAGCGTATACCAAACGCATTGGTGGATGATGGAATAGCGGCACTTCGAACATTGTTTCCACGTATGCGCATACACTCACGTTATGCCGCACCCTTGCTTACAGCATTGCGAGAGTATAGGCGGGAGTATGATGAAATTAACAGAACATTTAAATCAAAGCCGCTGCACAACTGGGCATCACACCCAGCTGATGCAGCACGTTATATGGCTATGGCATTTAAGGAGACGCTTGGAAATCCTGCGCTGACGGTCCCACGTAAGTTTGCAAACACCTTTGTTGATGGAGCTGCGTAACGTCGGATGCGTTAAATAACCCGGCGCAATATTGGCACATTAATTGTGTAGCACATTTTTTTTCATCAGACGTGAGCTTCCAGGTTGTCACAACTAGTTTGTGATGCCCCGCTGGATTGCTGTAACATTTGCTGAGTGTTTGACGTTGATTGAAATCCATTTCTATCTCCTATAATCCTCTTAACTATTGCCGCTATGCGCTGTACTTTCGCCTGTGGCTCCCATTGGTTGGTCTTTTCCAAACCAATGGAGAGCATGTCAAGCTCAGCCAGCACTTCTTCTAACATCCATAAACTGTTGCCTAGTCGATCCATAACTTAGCTCCTTGCGCATTTAAAAGGGTATGTCCTGATCATCAAAATCATCTTGCGGTGGTTGTTGATAGGCTTGCACGGGTGGTGATTGGTACAACTGTGGCGCCAATTGTTGCACAGGCACTTGCTGTGTCGCCGGGGGGTTGGGATTGATAAACTCACGAACTTTCATATTTTGCCCAACGGTGCCATTTTTTTTATTGTAACTATTAACATAAATAATTGCACGACCTCGTTTGCCAATAAGCTTTTGTAAATCTAACTCACCAGCCTGATTGTAATCCTGTCCCATACTAATTGACTCTAGCAGTTCGCCTATTTTCCATGAAGCTTTGGCTGATCCGGAAAACTGCTCTTCAATTAGACCCACATCCCCGCGTGAATCTTTGGCCTTGATTTCAACCAAGAACTTAGGAAAGCCATTGTTATCTTTGAGCGGATAACCGTTGTCGTCGTTCTCAGTTATCTTAGTAATCATAAACTGAGCCGGACCCTCGGCTAACACTTTAAAGCCCACCTTGGTGCCATCATTTGGTTGGTATTGATATTTAAACACTTATTTCCCCTTTAGATTGTTAATAATTTGGACAACTACAGCATCCGGTAGATCTTTAATAGTTCCTACACACCCAGCATCTGCAATCCATTTGGCAACGGTTGCATCTGCAACATCCATATCAAAAATTAGGTCGTTCAACTCCACCCACGACGCAACCGGGGGTGCAGACTGTGCGACCTCTGGACTATGGGCATCGGCATCATTATCGCCAGATGTTGGCACACAAAAGATTTGCAGAGCTAAATTTTTGTATGCACAAGACATGGCCTTTGATATCGCCTTATCCCCAGAGTCCATAGCTTCACCCAGGATGATACACACGTGTGACGATCCATCCTCAACACACACAAACGTATATTCAACCGTCAGAATCACACAAAAGAGCGTACCACCCTGCCTTGATGTACGTTCGGTAACTTCTCGTGAGATTATGTTTGGCGATATACACAAACGATGCTCGGCCAGTAGAGGGGCTAATGCTTTGTAGACTGCGTCAATCCCACGGAAGTTAAACTTCTGAGCGGGGTTGTACGAGTCTTTAGCAATGCCGGTTGCAGCCAACGCACCTTGCACTTTGTTTATACACTCAAAGACCTTGCCTTCTTTCATGATTTGCACTTCTTTGTTGGTTACTGTATGATTCATACTGCATCAGTTAACAGTTAAAGTCAAGGGGCATATGTGTCAAACTCCAAAACCAAAAGACCTGGCAAATATTTAATGCCAATGAAGCGTCACTCGGTGGCACTTGAAGTGAGCCTGTACGAAGAGTGTAGGGTGGATGCGTTAGCGCTGGGCATGGACTTGTCAGCATACTTACGCATGTTAATTATTAAGCAGCGCAAAGAGGGAAGCAAGAATGGCCGCAAGTAAAAAGGTTGTTAAAAAAGTTACTGTAAAAAAGAAAAAGCCGGTAAAATCTAAATTTGATTTGCTAGACGTTTTGTATCAAAAAATTTTATTTGTGGAATCGCAGACTAGGGAGACAATTGCCCAATCAAAATCTGATCTAACCCGTCTTATCCAACTGCGAATGGCTGAGCATAGTTGCATGGTTGGGGATCGACTTGACGAAGTAACTAATAATTATTTCTCATGCCAAACTGCCGTGTTAGATGCGCTAGCCAAACGCTCGGATGTAGATGTCGAATTTTTACACAAACGAGTTGTGGTTGTGGAAATGCTGGTGAAGGAATTGAGTGCTAAGCTTTTGAAACTATCACCAGAATTAAGTTGAGATCAAATGCTAGACAAAGACCAAAAGCCGGTTGTTAAACTGGCGATCGAGCAAACGTACGCGCATGTCTTAAGACGTGCGCTTGCCATAACTGTCTTCAAGGGACTTGAGGAAATCCGCACCTCAATGACAATAGACTCTAAGCGCGTCCTCACCAACGCTCAAAAGCTTCGTATCTACAACGAGCAAGTGCAAACCGATCGCGCCAAGACAATGCTGTGCTTTGGGCTAGATCGCATTGTGGCCCACAAACACGATTTAATCGACCAAGTGTTGATGGAGTATGGGCTAACGCTGGATGCAGAGGAGTTACTTTTCTACCATGAAACAATGGACAAAATAATCGTGCATTGGGCAGATGTTATCCAAACTTTGATTAAAAGGGGTAATTATTCAACCATTGGCAGGATGCTACCAATGCCCAAAGATTAGTTGATCTATATGATAAAATGGGGTAAATTCACTTAGATTGTGCGCTCATCCTACCGTACAAAAGTTTGGATGAGCGCATGAGAACTGACTATGTAAAGTCATCCTACCACACTCGTGGCATATGTCAATACACAGTCTACAATCAAATAATCACTAGAACTTAAGTTTGGAATTTATATGCTTGACACACAAAATAAACGCGTCCCTGCGCACGTTAACGAAGTCACAAATTTTGCCGATTCAATACCTCGTTTACTAACAATCAAATTAAAGATGACCGCTCTCAATAACAAGCGGGGTACTCTAAATGCTCCATCACTCTAACACAAACGCTGAAAACATCAATAGTCAGCTGTCGTTTAAAGTTATAAACAAAACTTCCTATGCCTATGCTGACGAACTATTTTTTACCGGCAAGATTAAAGGCCCGGTGTTACACACCCTAAAAGCCCTTATATCATGTAAGCGACTAAAACAGCCGACCATGCGCCAAATTAACGCAGCCAGAAATAGGTCAGCAGCCCGTAAATTCGCCCAATCAAACCCAGTTTCCGACAAAACCATACAGCGTCACATCAAATTGTTGGAAGAACTAGGGTTCATAATTGTTGAAAGAGAGCATGTTGGGTGGGACAGCCGCAACGCTTATAACATCTGCATTCCAGACAAATACTTAGTTGCTCAACGGAGGGACATAATGTCCCCCTCTATACCTGAAGCTACATTGCTCTGTTCTAGTTTATCTCAAGATCTTGATCATAAGCACATTAGAAATGAATATGACTTAATAAAAGAGGAAGAACAAATGAGCCATATCAAACATATGGGCAGGGCGGCGACCCAAGCCGTCAGAGATATAACCGCCAAACAGGGAACCCACCCAGTGTTTATGACAAGGGAGGCGAGGGCAGTAGCCAAATTCAACCCCGATGAGATTGTAATATATGACAAGTTAGTTGCATTGGGTATATATAAAAACCTTGCGGTCAAGTGGGTTAATACACACAGCGTTGCCGAGCTTAACAACTTGATTGAATCGTGTGACAAATATAAACCCCGGGTGCCACACTCATACCTGTCTCAGTGCATTAGCCAACTTCACGCAGCCAAGGCAACGGAAGCGGCATATGTTCCGGCCATTTGCCTCAAGCCCTGGGAACCTGGGGCAGTAATGACAAAATCACAAAAACCTGTTGGACTGTCAGCTATCAAAAAACTTAAGGAGCTTGTGCGTCGTGAAAAACTACGATCTGCTGGTGCGTAAAATGTTGACACTTGGATTGCCAGAGACATCCATTGTCAAAGCAATGACAACATACACCCCCGAGGTTATCGAATGTGCCCTGGCCTCATTTGAGACCAGCAATCACTACAAACATCGACTACCGGAGTTTATGTTCTGGCAAGAGGTGAACTTCCAGGCTGGTCTCTACAACGAACGCCTTGCACGCAAGAGAGACTTTACCGGCATTGGCACCCACGGGTTAATCCCAAAGCAGGGGCCAAAAAATGCCGCCAAGCATCTTTTGTACGCCCTTGACTAACCTAGGGAGTCCTAGCAAATGGAACACGAGAGGGATCTTGATGTGCGCCAACGAATCGAACGCGAGGCCATACGGCGTTTGGCACTGCATGGAATCCACGACCCAAGGCTCCAAACAGGCCCGGGGGTGGTGCATGACTTTAGGCAGTGGCAAGCGTACGACGAGAAGTTGGCAAGCGAAATAAGGCTCGTGACCAAAATCACGGCAACTGACCCATCATAAAAAAGGGGGCAGTATTATATCACATTTGGGGGGTGTAAGTCACGCGTATTTTTTGTCACGACCATAATGCTAGCGTCAACATATTGGGTGAGGTAGATGAATGTAGAAGACATTAGGTGTCCGGGGTGTGGGGGTGAGCATATCGAAGTGAAGCAATACAAAAACTGGACAGAGCTTAAAGACAAGGCGCGTTTTTACTGGGTATGCAATAATTGCAAAATGTTTTTTAAAACTAAAAGGTTTTTTATGCAGTTTACTGAGATAGAACACGTCGAGTTACATTGGGCGTTAACTTACGCGCTAGATGCCCTCAAATGCACCGCAGAAGACCTTAGGGCGAACGCTGGGCTAGAACCTGCCCCAGAGTTGCTGGCAAGGATAAAGCGGCTAGAAAAGCTCTACGATAGGTTTAAACGAGGGGCGTAAGGCGCGCAGAGTGGTGGTTCATGCTAAATGACCTTGGCCAAGTGATGACTCCTACCACCCCACGCATATATAAAATATACCGTTATCATCCCTTGATCAACCGAAGTCTCGGCCCAATCCCTTCCTCTGGCAGTTCGTAGTCGGCCAACACAAATGCCGTTTGGTGGTTTTTGGTGTCGCGCATCACCCGTTGCTCTTCGGCCATGTAGATGTTGTCGGGATCGTCATCAACTTTCATAAACACCGGGACGTCGCCGTAGCTTTCGTAGCACTGCTGGGCGAAGTTTAGAAGCTCTGATAGCATTACTGGCATTTGTTCCTCCTGGATGTGAACGTCGAGACATATGGGCGTAGTTTGGGGTGGTGGGGGTGTTGAGTCCCACCCCCATAGGAACAACCCCGCCATGAGCGCCACAATTAGGGCAATGGCAATCTGGGCATCCTTAAGACTCATAGCGTTTGCCAAGCTGCGACACAATCGCACTTGCGTTTTCGAACTCCATCTGTGCTTTGCATTGGTTTTGCATATTTTCTAAGTTGGTGATTATGTTGGTTTGATTTTTAATCATATTGTCTAGCCGTTCTAACAATTGCATGCAACGTGGCCCTGCGGGGGTGTTGGGGTTTTGTCCCACCAAAAACGCATGGGCTTTGTTAAGTTCGGTTTTGTCGGCTTCAAGGGTTGCCAGTTTGTCTTTTTCGATGGTTGATTGTTTGTAAAACTCTCCCAATTGTTTGGCCAGTGGGTGTTCGACTTGTAGGGCGTTGGGTTTAACTTTGATTGCTTGTACGCTTGCATCTGTCATAGTGCGACTTCCTTGTGTGAAATTAAAGAACGACATTTGAAAATATAGAACTATAAGGGCGGGTGTGCATTATAAGACGGATGACTAATGGGCTGACGGGTGTCAGCCCACGGGGGTGTTACGCTTGGCGTGAGAAAAGACCCGCACTCTTTTGGGGTTGGCTTACATTAAGTGTGGTCGCATTGGATGGGTTAACGGGTTTGGCGCGAGCCTCAAACCTTTGGCGCAAGTGGACCAACAGCTCATCTAGACATGTGTTATAGACTTCTCTACGAACAGCCGGGGATTGGTTTAACAACTGTGCGACGCCACCCTCAGCGCGTGCAAACAAAATAATTTTCTTGTCGTAGTCATAACCAACCCTGCCAGCCTTTATGCCGTTTGCGCAAATGGTTGTGCCGGTTTCATCAAAGGATAGTTTTTTAAGTTTGGTAGTTAGGGTCTTGATGTCTTCATCAATTGCTTTTAGTTGCACGGTGTCGGCCATGAGCGCTTCTTCTAAGCCCATGAATGTTGCCGCTAATCCGTCGTTACTAAACTTGGTTGTGTCTTTGGTGGTCTTTCTCATGGTACTGCTCCTGTAGTTTAACAATGTCATCCGCGCTAATTGGCGTCAGATGGTTTTGTTCGCAGCTTACATTGATCCACAATGGATTGTCTATACGTTTGCTGTGCAAGTGGCCGTGTATGTTAAACTTAGCCCGGTTGTCTAAGTTGAATGGGTGTACCGGTATGTGTGTTAATAGACACCCACGCCAAAAGAGTGCGCCATGTATGGTTTTAAAATATTTAAGATATTCTTGTGTGGGGTAGATGTCGTGATTGCCCAATATCAAATGCTTGTTGCCATTTAGAAGCTCTGCGAACGCGATGTTTTTTGCACCGAAACAAAAGTCACCCAGGTGGAATACTTTGTCGCATGGACGCACAACGCTATTCCACCGAGAGATTAGGGCTTCGTGCATTTGGGTTAGGTTTTCAAAGGGGCGGTGCTTTTGTTCGTAGAGTAGAATGTTGGCGTGGCCAAAATGGGTGTCGCCAATAAAAAATGTGTTGTGCATATAGCGTCCTTGCTGTTGCAGCTGTTAAACAAGACTGTACTTTGTTTCTGAGCGCTCAAACGCCACCCTTAATGTTTCCATGGCATGTCGCAAAGTTTCTTCAGTTTGCTCGTTTGTAAAAAAATAACATGCTTGCCATTTTTGGTTATTACTATAGCGCTTCGCAGCGCCCAGGGTCATGCCCAGCTGCGGCGTATCCCAGCGATATTCTAACCACCATTGAAAATTATATTCTTCGTTTAGTTTAGTTATGATGTCCCGATAGAGTGGTAGCTGCGCTTGAAGTCTGGCAAAATGTCGAACATCCATAATGCGCCGCTCACGCTCGCGCCTAACTTCGATGGCTTGGCCAAATAACTTGTGGTGTCGTTTTTTCATTAATGTTTGATTATCCATTTGGTCCACGACGTGTCGTGTGGGCTATACCATTCCATTGCCTTTATGTAGCATGGTTCGCACACCAGGCACTTTTCTGTGTCTGGTGCAAAAAGCTCGGCAAACTCTTTTTCAGTGTCCGCGCTGTCCCTGTCAGACGTGTACGAGCCTTGGCACATTGTACATGTATATGATTTCATTCGTGTTTTTGCTCTAGTAGTTTTTTAGCATTTACCGTTCTAATTGGCTCACCTTCTAAGAAGGGAATTACAGACGGATTGCCCAACATTTTGTTATATTCAATTTGAGTTTTTAAGGAACTCATGACACTTTCGTATAGTTTGGCCGTGACCCCAGCCTCCTGTACGTCGATGTCGTTATCCTCCAATCGCATCAATGTCTCGATCGCATGTTCCCTTAGTTGTGTTATGTTTTTTATCGACATTCTTTTCTTTCATCCTCCGCTTTAGTTGCATAATCACTCGTTTAAATTCTATCAATTTTATGGGCATTTGGCTTGGCTTTATGGTCGTACCCTCAACCATCTTGTTTGCAACATATCTATTGGACAATGTGGCTCTTTGTGCGGCTTCGTATTCCCGGCGCTTAACCCTCAAGCGCTCGCCCTGACGCTCGTTATATTCACGTTTTTGTTGAATTTTCTTGTCACGGTTGCGATGCCAATAGTCTCTATCTTTATCGCGTTGACACAACCTACATTTAAGCCACGTGTACTTAACTCCCTTTTTAGTTTTGGAATTATTAACGGTGAGTTCCCTGGGAAGCTCACCGTGTAATTTGCATATTTTAACTATCTCAGTCATTTTTCATCTGTATAATAAATGGGATATCCTTGCCCACAACCTGTGGTAACTTCCCGTCCCACTTGCGTAATGCTTCCCACTGTAACATCTCACGAGTTAATGATTGGGCAACCAACTTATTTGCCTGGGCATCCGCTTGGGCCTGTATAAGTTTGGATTGTGCGACGCCGCCGACGATAGCCACTTCCTTGCGGGCTTGGGCCTCTGCCTCCCGCAATTCGTTTTCCCTCTGTTGGGCGCGTTGTGTAGCTTCTATCTTGGCATTTAGGGCAGCTTTTACATTGTCGGGCACTTGAAATTGCCCAATTATAAAAAGGTGGTTGATGTTGAAGCCCAGGGGTTTTAACTCTTCCCGAAGCTGGCCTTGGATGATATCAAAGAACTTTTCTTTGCTACTGCCGTAAAGCTCCTCGATTGTCATTTTAGATGCGGCCTTGTTGATAGCGTCACGGATATTATTGCGAATAAATAAATGAGTAATTTCATCCATACCGCGTCGATACTTATAGAATAAATCGTGAATGTGATCAGGTTGCAGATTAAAAGTAATCCCGATATCAGCGTGCACGGACAGTCCCTCAGATGTTTGGAAATTGAACCCGTCGGGGCCGGTCCATTGATGATTTTGTTCATAAATTGGAAACCGGTAAACATCACACCAAGGCTTAATAAAGTGATATCCCACATTTAATTCTTTGTCCTCCACACCCTTGTGTGAGCCTATAAGGTTAACTATAACCCCAACTTCGCCGGGTTGTATACGTTGGAAGCAACAAAAGAAGGTCACAAGCAAACAAAGGGCTACATATATCGCAAGCACAATTACTCGTAGTTCGTTTGATTTTTCCTCCAAAAATGTTGCGGCCAATGCAATTACTAGCACAATAGTTAATAAACTTAATATCCAAATCATGTGTTACTCCCGGTTGAAATGAGAAGGCCGCATTGCTGCGGCCCCGGTGGTTAGGAATTGGCGAGGGCCACGAGTGCATCCATTCGCGCCTGGGCTTCTTCAATTGTGGTGTAAAACTCTGTGTATGTGTGCTCACTCGTCTTTAAAAAGACGCTGAAACGATAGGGGATGCTAATGTCTAAAGCATTGTGTACGTGGTGTTTAGGGTCTTCAATCCCAATCTTCCTTACCAATCCAATATTTAGCATATCCTCACCAAACTTAACAAATCTCATAATAAACACTCCTTTGTAGTTAAAAAATCTATCCGGCCAACGCTTTGAGTTGCTGTGCTAAGCCAAGGGTTTCGTTAGTTACATACTCAATTGTTTTATACGATGCGCCACCCCAACGGTCGGATGGCAAATTCATTTCCTTGTATAGATACGCGCTCTCGGGGGCAATATCATCGCCGTGGTTGCAATCAAAACCTACCCACCACACGTTATCGTCTTCGCCCTCTTCGACAATATGGCAAATGCCAGTTTCGGGGGCGTGGTCTGCTAGGCAATGGTCCGTAAAAGTAACACCCCCATGTACGCCCACGGCATCGTAGTCGTCGTAGTGCGCTTTTTCAAATAGTGGGTGGCCTTCTGGTACGCCCACATAGCCACACCACGCACCAAGGCCACCACGTCGTATAAGGCACGGGTAGCCGGTGGTTTTGTCCACCCATTGGCGTTTGTCGGGTTCCGATTGCCAAGGGCCATCGCCCCAATGGGCTTTGTCTTTGGTTACATACTCAATGGTTCTCATGTTGATCTCCTTCTGCAAAATATTCATCACATACAGCAACCACCATTTGCAGCAATGATTCTTTGGCGGCGGCTCGGTTAGACTTTAGAATTTCTGGGCGAATTTGAGAAAAATGGGCCGACACTATAATCTTTAGCCAGGTGGTCATCACAACCATTACAGGCATGGCGTCAGCTTCCTTAATTAGCTCCAAGTCTTCATCTACCATTTGATTAAATTTATCTGTCCACTTTAAACATAAGTTGCGCATAACTGCGGCTTGCTCTTTGTCGATGCGGCGCAGATGGATATACTCGGGTTTGCTCATTATTATCACCTCCTGACCCATAGGTCACTTTAATCATTCTAACTTAATTTTTGTACAAATTCTCAAATTCGCTAAATTCTCTGTTAAATTCAGCGTTTATTGACAAAGCATGAATTATACTTCCGATAATAGGTATTAGCGGAAGTGAGATTCTAACCGTTCCCAACGTCCACAACGTATAAATTAAGTTGACGACTTTTAATGTTAGGGTTCGACCTTACGCTAAAAGTTATGTCGCCTAAGCATTTCGCCCACAATTCACGTATGTGTTTGTTGCGCAATTGTTGGCCCTTAAGTTTAAACCTCGTCATCTGCTATTGCTTCCCCAAATATTAACGATATCTTTTTCTGGATAGCCGTCATGCGCTCATACCTGTCCCTATCACTTTTGTTTATTGGCAAACTGCTACTGGTGAGCGTCTTTAGAAACTCAGCAGCAGCAACCACCACAGCTATTTGTAGAGTGCTTAGTTCATCGACCGTAAACTCCACAGCGTGTAACTTCACGATTAGGTGCCCATTTCGACGCTTTTTTTACTTGACCGGGTGCGCACAGTATAAACAGCACGTTCCGTGTGTATGCCAGTAAAAATTATACAGCCTGGTTTATCGGCATCTTTTGTTAAGTCTTTGCCCATTATGGCAATTAGGGGTAGGTATCTGTTTAGCTCTTCAACCTCGATCGCCACCCCACAATCGCCCACTTCACTTTTGATTTTTTCTAACGCTTCTATTAGTTGGGTGATCTTCATATCTGCTTCCTTTGCTGATGTAAAATGAATCATTGTACCCAAGCTCTGACCGAGGGTCAAACGCTTTTTATAGTCTACAATGAAAGTTATAAAACTTTACAGACTGACAAAGGAGGTTTTGTGGCAAAGATTAAAGACTATCGAGAGCCGGGCAATCGTTACAATTTAAAATACGACAAAGACAAGCACCCGGACTCATTAATTAAAATTTTTGCTAACGGCGATAGTTGGGCGAAGTTTTGCGCGGAAAACAGCATTGGTGAAAAAACATTCTACAATTGGTTGGACAGATACCCAGAGTTTGCAGACGCCTATGCGGTTGCCCGGATGAAGGCGCTTGCATGGTGGGAAGACAGGGGCAAGAAAGGTATTGGGCAAGAACATTTTAGTGCAACTGCATGGTCTATGGTTATGCGTAATCGTTTCAACTACACCGAACATCGTCGCATCCAAATACCGGGCTTTGACGAAGCCGTCACCCCAATTGACAAACTTAAAAAGATTGAAACGGCGGTCGGCTGTGGCACACTCACCGGTAGCGAAATCAACTACATGGTTGGGCTTGTTGAGGCGGGGGTGCGCGTACTTCAAAACACCAAGATGGAAGACGACCTCGAGCTTATCAAAACTACATTAGGTATTAAGTCATGAGACACAAAGCCATAATAGCCAAGCTATTAGAGCGTGTAATCCCACCCCCACGAAAGGAAATTAAGTGTGTTTGGACAATGGATGAAATCGACCAAAGGCAAGTCGGCACTATCTGGGTGCTTTTTAAAATCTAAACGCCAAAGACGCTTCTTGTTTGTATTTGGCTACACAGATAGTTGGTGGGACAAATGGTTGCCCGGCTACACACACGTATCGCTGTGTGAAGTGATTGAGGAGTTTTTGGTGGTGCATGATCCATGCCTGGGAGGATGTCGCACAACCTTTCGCACCAAGCCTTTGACTGACGAGTGGGATAGGTATATGGTCATAGAGGTTGTCACTTATCCCACGCACAATAATAAGCTCATCAAACCAATTTTTCAAACTTGCGCTACAATTGTACAATATCTGGCCGGGATTAACATGGGGGCTACATTGGCACAAGGATTGTACCAGACCCTCACACACCCGGACACTCTATTCATGGATGGAATACGGGAGATTAAAATATGGGAGCCGCAGCAGCAATACCAGCCGTCATCAGCGGGGGTGCCGCACTTTTAGGTATCAACGAACAACGCAAAGCTAGGCGCGCCGGTGAACGTGCCGCCAACGAACAACGAGCGCACCAACAGCAGCAAGAGGCAACAATCCGTAAGGAATCCGACCGTCTTAACGCAGAGATTGCCCGCACCCAACGCAAGGTAAATGTGGGCGCTGCACGCGCCAATCGTTCACGCATTAGGGGTGGAATCTTTGGCGAGTCAGAGCCAACCCAACGCACATCCACTGCCACATTGGGATAACAAATGCAAAGAGAAGACTATTACTTGCGACGGTTTAAGTTCGCACGCTCAACGTCTGATTTGTGGATTGCATTATTGGAAGCTTGCTACCATTACACAGTCCCCAACCGTAACCTTTATTATTGGACGAGTCAGTATCAGGGCGCACAAAAAAATGCCAAAGTGTTTGACACGACGGCAGTTGCTGCCCTTAAAAGCTTTGTGTCAAAGATACACTCAGCCCTCACACCCCCACAGCAGGATTGGGCGTTATTGGAAGCTGGCGATGATGTGCCAGAAGAAGAGCGCGAGCGCGTTAATCGTGAGTTACAAATCCTTACGCGCACAATCTTTAGTTACATTCACCGCTCGAACTTCGACCTGGCAATCAACGAATGTTATTACGACCTGGGTGTTGGCACCGCCTGTTTATTGATACACGAAGGGCCAGATGACGATCCCCTTCGCTTCTACTCTGTGCCGCTCGCCCGCTTAGCTCCCGAGGTATCATATTCGGGGCTATTGGAGTCTACCTGGCGTTGGTGGGACGAGGTAAAGATTGCCGACATTCTCATGTGGTGGCCAGACATTAAGCTCACCCCCATGATGCAAGAGCTATACAAGCAAGACCCAAATGCGGCTGTGAAAATTCTGTTTGATGGGTGTATTGATTTGGGGCCAGACAACCCAATCATCAAAGACATTAAGACCAGGTATGTGTACGTTGTCATGTGGGAAAACCAACTGCTGTTAGAAAAGCCTATGGACATAAACCCAATGGTTACATTCCGCTGGACTCGCATTAACAACGAGCAAATGGGCAGGGGGCCGGTGATAGATGCACTACCTAGTATTTTATCTCTCAACGAACTTGCTCGTCTTGAGTTGGCTAGTGCTAACTTTAACGTCAGTAAACCCATTATGGCCTTTAGCGATGGTGTTTTTAATCCTTGGACATTTCGCCTGGAACCCAACACCGTTATACCAATTGCTCCATCTATTAACGGGCAGTGGCCTTTGCAACCGTTTCCTGACACTTCTAATCCTAATTTCATGCAGCTTACCTCCAATGATTTACGCATGCAAATTAATAAACTCATGTACGCAGACCCCCTGGGACCCATCGAAGGCCCCAACAAAACTGCAACTGAACTAGCGATTCGCCAGCGCAACCTAGCCGAAGAAATTGGGCCAGGCTTTACGCGTTTGCAGCAAGAGTTTATGCCGCGCTTCTTTGAGAATGTGATTGGTATTTTGGCACGCAAGGGCTTGATTAAAAAGATTCTGGTTAATGGCAAGGAAGTAAAGATACGCTTTAAATCGCCCCTCACTGTGTCGCAAGGCCAGCAAGACATCGCAAACTTTACGCAGTGGTTCCAATTGATGCAAGGCATGATGGGTCCAGAGGCAGCCCTTACCTACATCAACCCCGTCAAGGCTCCCGCATGGATGGCCGAGAAAATGGGGGTGGACTTGGCAGTTATCAATACATCCGACCAAATGCAAGAGTTCTTGGCTAACGAGAGCATGAAGGCGCAGGAAAATGAAGAAGCAATGATGGAGAATTTACAAAATGGATCCGGCGGACAACCCCTACCTCAGCCTGGCTAACATCTACGACACACACAAAGTACAACACCCCGAGCGTCATGGGCCAGACCAGGAGGTGTCGCGCTTATGCTATGAATTGTTCCACGTGGATGAACGTGGGCGAAAGCTCTTTGAGGCGTGGCGCGATAGATATTTAATGAAAGCAGTATTTGACCCTCAGGCCATCAATGCCAGGGATTTGGCGTTGTGGTGGGAGGGTTTTAGGGAGGCCATCAGGGGCATGCACAACCTGGGGCAGCAACACATTGAGTACATGAATGGAGTCAAGAATGAGTCAAGAAACAACAGCGCCAGTGACACAAGCACCGCCACCAACAACACCCACAACCCAAGCCCCTTCTGACGGGCTGTTCCCACATTTGGTTAAGAGCGCCCCACCCCCAACTACACCACCGCCCCAACAAACTGACGATTGGTTTTTCATGGATGGGGTTAAGGGTAGCGGCACACGCCCTGATTATTTCGATTCAAAGTACGCAACGCTTGCCGACCAAGCCAAGGCCTACAAAGACCTAGCCTCCAAGCTTGGCATGCGGGCGCCAGAGAGCTACGACCTTACAAAGTTTCAAGATAAGATTGACCCATCCAACGAGCATGTGGTGGGGCTAATTAGCTTTGCCAAGCAAAAAAACTTAGGCCAAGATATCGTTGATGGCATATTTGATACCTACTCAAAGATTGTGGACTCAAGCAAAATAGATTACGGTAAAGAGATTGAGAAGCTTGGGACAGGTGGGCGCCAAAAGATTGAAACGGTTGCAACCTGGGCGTCCAACACATTGTCAGAGGGGGCGATTAACACAATCAATAAGCTAGGCCACACGGCAGAGTTTATCAACCTATTAGATGAGCTGCGCCAGTTCCACTCCTACGCCAACCAAACCGGCCAACCACCGGGGGTGACAGTTGCCCCAACTGCGTTTAAAGTTGAGACGGTTGCATCCATTGAGGCCGAAATGTTGGTGCCCACAAACTCACAGAAGTATCTCAACGACCCGGGCTATCGTGCCGACATTAATGCCCGGCTAAAGCGTGCCACCGGCGAATAATTTGCAGTTATAAAACTTGCGTCTATACTCCAATTAGGACCCCTTGCACACAAGGCATGGATGCTACGTGTGCAAGGGTGCCGCGCGCTTATTTGGAACATGTGACAAATATCGCCCGAGACGGAACAGTTGTGTGCCCAGACAAGAAATCACACCTTACGCCCGGAAGGATACCGTAAGAGCTTCTAAGGACACCACACAACACCTGATGGATACCGATACCCACAACCAGAAAGCCGAAAGATTAATGGATTAATTTTTTGGGGGTCTCGTTATGAGTACTTTATCAAATGTCGAACAGACAGAGTTCGACGCACTCGTTAAAATAGAATATCGTTCACAAGGATTTATTCTTCGTGATACTGTTAGGATGCGCACCGATGTTGTTGGTTCAACCACTCAGTTTCGTAAAGTGGGCCAAGTTATCGCCAATCCCGTAGCCTTCCAAAATACAATTGCAATTCAAGATCCAGGGTTCTCCGCACAAACGGCAACGCTTGTAAAATATGCGGCGGGAACCGGGGTTGATGAAATCCAAGACCTTACCGTCAACTTTGACACCAAGCGCGAACTAGCGGCCCTCGTTGCAATGGCAATTGGTAGACGTTCGGACCAAATCGTAATCAATGCTTTGGCTGCAAATCCTGGCCAAACAATTGTTGATGGTGGCACAAACTACTCATACGCCAAGCTTCGTGAAGTTGTGCAATTCTTCGAACAAAACGCAGTACCATTACCAATGCGCTTTAATGCGATGTCGGGTAATAACTTGCGTGCATTACTCGCAGCCGACCAAGTTATATCCCGCTTCTACACATCAAATGATGCGGTAGTGGACGGCTCTTTGCAGTACAAAGAGTTAATGGGTATGAACATTCGCATCATACCGGACATGACCGAAGGTGGTTTGCCATTAGTGGGCAACATTCGTCATACGTTTGCGTGGCATAAAATGTCCACCGGGTTTGCAATCGCGCAAGACATGCGCACCGAGGTTAACTATCTTCCAAGGGAGACAACTTGGTTTGTGAATGGATTGTTCTATGCAGGGGCTGTGGTTGTAGACAATCGCGGTGTGTTCCAAGTAAATGCCGACGAATCGGTCAACCCTTAAGGAGAATTTAAAATGGCTTTGACGATACAAAACTGGGGTCGTGTTAGCGTGAGTGCTAACGAACCTATTACAACCCTGCAAGACTTAAGTGTGATTGGCGCCCCTCGCGTTTACTCATACTTTAGTGCAGATACGCAAGTAGCAATTGGCGCATCAGGATATTTTAATGATGGCGTACCTAACCAAGGCGTGGCGCCAGATTTAGTAACTGGCGACATTATCATTGTTGAAAGCAGCGAAGATGGCACCGTTGTATTTAACTCCGTAACCAATACTGATGGCGTTATTACAATTGCCAACTTCAATGGCTCGGCTCCTGTTGGAACTGCTGACATTACAAACAATGCGGTGACATTTGCAAAGATTCAAGAGATTGCAACACACACATTGCTTGGTAATCCAACTGCTGGCACAACCGAAGTATCAGAAGTAACACTTGGCGCAGGTCTTGCATTTAGTGGCACAACATTAACCGTTGCACCAACTGTTGGTGCATCTGCTGCGGTCACTATGACAGCCGCCGAATGGAACGGCATGTTTGCAGCCCCTAAGCAAATTGTGGCAGCACCTGGGGCTAACTTAATGTTGGTTGTTGATAGTGTTGTAGTTGAGGCTAACTTTGGTACAACACAGTATGCCGGTGGTGGTGCCGCAGCTCTTCAATATAGCAATACTGTAAACGGTGCCGGTACTTTAGCAACTGCCTCAGTTGCAGCCGCAGCCGTGAACGGCATCGCAGCAGACAGCACATTTAGATTGCTCGCAGCATCCATTGCGGTGGTGGCTAATGCGCTCGTTGTTAACCAAGGGTTGTTTATGTCAAACCTTACTGGTGCGTTCACAACCGGTGACAGCCCGATGACAGTTACCGTTAACTATCACACTATTGCAGTTGCTCCATAACAATAAACCATGACAGCATTGGGAGGGTTCGCCCTCCCTTTTTGTAGGGGGTGATAATGGCCTTTACTAAAGTACAAGTAGTCTCAAATGCACTAATGATGCTTGGTAAGCGCCCAATCATTACGTTAGACAATCAAGATGCGCTCACAACCGCAGCAGAGCAAATGTTTGATTTTAATTTGCCATCTGTGTTG